AGGTAGATACTGGCATCGTATGATGATGTATAAAATTTATGCATATTATAAAGCTCTTCCTTTTATATCTTTGTTTGGAAATTTGACTTCAAAAACACAAGGGTCTAAAGATGGATATATTATCTTACCTTTAGTCGCCTCATCAATATTGTATCTATTTGGTGAATAATCTTCACCACCAGAACCACATATATTACTAACTTTTACAGATGGTACACTCATAACACCCTCTACGTTTGCTATCATTAATTCTATCTCAGAAATATTAATTGGTTTATTAAATGTCCAATTATCAATATTGAAATAATCTTGCATTTCTGTTAAACAATTAGCAAGAACTTCTCTTTTATTGTAATTTGAATACGAAATTATTTCAAAATCAATTCCTATATTTACAATAAATCCATCTATAATATTAACTCCATCGGTGAGTATTCTATATTCACCTAAATAAGTTTTTAGATTTTGTTTGACCGCCTCATTTATATTATTAAGTTTTTTATTAGAATTATACCCCAAAATATACATGTTTATTGCAAATGGATTGTTTAATTCATTTACATTTGATTTTTTTTGAGAAAGATATTTTACTAATTCTTTTTGTATATCCTCTCTTGATAATCCTTTCAGAGATTCAATTAAATTAGTAAATTCTTGTAAATTTTTTGGATTTGATAATATACTGCCTGGTGAATTATTATCTAACTCTCCATCTGCTGAAACATATACCTTTGCAATACTACCATATCTTTCTGGCATACTTAATGCTCTTACTGTATAATCTTGTTTTGTTACTGCACGATTTTGAGAACCAAATGTTGCTATAGCGTTTTGTCTTATTTCTTCAATTGATTCTTCTCCTCTACCACCTGTTGCTGGTTCAAGGTTTTCAACTGCAATTGAACCTTTATTTGTTTCGTATAAAGCTGCTTCGGCTGTTGATAAACTTAAAAGGTCTTCTTCAAATTCAATTTTATTTATAAGAGTTAAATCTTCTGAATTAATATTAGCCTCTATACCTCCACCTACTAAATATTTTATTTTTAACGTTTTTCCAAATGGTGAAATACCAAAAGTATTCGTTTTTAAAAAATTTGAAGGGTCAATATTTTCATTTGTTCTTTTAATTGAATTGGCCAATCCCAATCCAACATTTTTGGTATTTGGTAAAATAATTTCATCTTCAAATCCAATTGAATTATTACCACTACCAAATTGTAAATCTATTGTACTATCCGAATTTATTCTTAGTGAAAATCTTCTAGGTACTTTTTTTAATTCTAAAATATATGGTACTGTTGTAGAATATGATGATAAAGATGAATTATATTCCGTATTTGCTTTTTCTGTAAATACACTTTCTTGTGCCAAATAAGGAACTTCATTCCAACTATTTCCCTGTGCATCTATTACTGAAACTATCGAAATAATATTTGTATCTGGTAAAGTTATTGTTGGATATTCTGTGTTATCTGTAACATCAACTTGGGTTTCTTTTTCTTTTGCAGAAATAGCTTTAACTTTTTTAGTTATTAAAAAAAGATTTGGAGCTCCTGTCTCTGTATCTCTTCCAATAACATCTATTTCTCTATCGGTTGGATTAGAAAAATCAACTGTATCGATTGTTCGAAATATTACGTTTGAATTACTTTTTGATTGTACTTGTAAACCATCTTTTATTTTAAAATAATATTTTGAGTTTGGTTGATAATTTGGATGTCCAGTTGATGGTACGGTTTGATAAATTGTTAAATTCGTTACAGCGGGTGTAGTCAATTTTGGTTTATATCCCATTGATTGTGCTAATGCCATAACATTTTTCTTCTCCGTTGCATGTAAAAGTAAAGATTCTTTTAATTGAATATCTTGATAAAAAGTTAGAACATCTCCTACAAATGCAGCCATATCTAAAAATACACCACCTGGCGAAGCTTCACTAAAATCTGAAAATGTGTTTGGAAAATATGTTTTTGAATAATTGACTAAATTTTCTCTCAATGACGCAAAATCTTTTCCGACATAATTAATATCTCTATTGTTATTTTTCCAATTTTTATCTATTGGTTTTAGTGCCATTTATTATTATTTTATACTTATAGTTATTTTATCTGATAAGCTTTCGTTTGATTTCAATGAAAACTTTATATCTAAATTTATTTTATGTTTATCAATATCTTCATCATTGTAATCAAAAATAATTTCATCAATATTGATATAAGGCATCCAATTATCCACTGCTCTTAATATAGTTGTTTCTATTTGATTATCTATTTCTCCGACAATAATGGGTTCAAATAGCAAAGACCACACATCACAACCAAACGTAGGATACATAATTCTTTCTCCTTTTTTTGTCATAATTAAGTTTTTTAAGTTATCTTTTGCTTGAGATAAAGTAGTCAAATTGACAGAAAATATTCCATTAGAATTAGAACTTCTATCAATTCCAATTCCTATTACTTTGTAATCATTTACTTGTAAATCTTGTACATTAACTTTACCTAATTCAATTGCCATTTTACCTAAATCCTTTTTGTTTTTCTTGTTTTATAAATACTTTTGTTAATTGTGTATAATCTTTATTTAATGCCTTTTGAATTGCATCTAATCCAGCATTACCAGTTGAGGGTAATTGTTGTGGAGTAGATTGTTCTCTGTAATCCATAGTTTCCCAACCATCTTCTTCATATCTTTCAGGCTGCATCATATCTAACACAGAACTTTCATCCATCATACCACCCTCTGCTCTTTCTTCTGCCGTAAATGGTGTTGTATTATTTAAAACCTCATTTAACATTTTATTGTTAGTAAAATTTTTTACAGGTCTATTGATTGCTGCTTGTGTGTTTTTTACAAGTCTTTTCTTAGTTTCTGTCATCTCCATTAAAGATGTTCCCTTTTTTTCTTTGTTTAATGTAACTGCTCCGGATTTAATCAGTTTTGCCAATTCTTCTTTTACTTGTTGTTTTACTTCGTTTTTGACAACTTCTTTGATTAATCCGACTAATAATTTCGAATCCATAATAATTGTTTTAAATAAATATTGAAAGTTAAAATTTAATTAGGGTACTATATAACCAACCCACGGAATAACACCTGGCGCAGGTGGTGCCGGTGGTGGATATTGTGCTAATACTATATAAAGACCACTAACTGTTGATAAATGAATTTTTGCAGCCGTTATAAATGCATCTAAAAATATAGATGAATTATTACTTGGGGGAACAGGTATTGGTGTCCAACTACCAGGATTTAAAACTAATCCTTGAGTAAGTGCTATACTTTTGATAGCACCAGGCGGTGGGATAATGGGTGGTATTGGCATTAATAAACCGCCTGTCCAATATGAAATTATTGCCGGGCCTATTACATCTAATAGTGTTGTGGAATTTGATTTTTGGGTTTGAGACAAAAATAAAATTAGCTGAGCCTCCATTGCTGATGTGTTTCCTTTCATTAATGGAATAGGACTTATTGTTTCTTTTCCTGATTTTATAGCCGTATCATATGCTAAAGTAAATGTTTTTGCAAACCCGGCCATATTGTTTCCAAATGCGTGTGATTGCATCGCTGGCAGTAAGGTTGATTTGAAAACACTCCATGACATTAGTTCTTACTTAAAAAGTTTTTAGCTGCTAATATATTTTTTAATTTAGATTTGATTTGATTAAAAGTTGCTATATTTGTAGGCCCTGTCGCAGATGGACCGGCTGGAGTTAAGTAAATTTGTTTTGTAATTGCATCTATTAAATCTTCTAATACTTTTACCAATTCACCACCCAGTACCATTTTTTGTACAGCTGCACCGGCATCACCCTCCCCTTTATCTTTTCCCAAAAATATTTTACCGTTATCTGAATTTAAAAAAATTTTATTAGACCCCTCTGAATGAATTGTTATATTTTTCTTATTATGAAAGTATATTTCTTTTTCTGCATCGATTGAAAAATTACCATCAGTTATAACGCCGGTATTTCCTTTACCATATACAATAAACTCTTTAGCTTTTGCTGATAATATAACTCTATCCGAATTTAACCAAAATTGGTCACCCTTTAAATCATCGGAAGATGGATATTTTTTGAATGCTACTTTTGTTTTTTTAATTGTTTCTTTAAATGGTACTTTTACTTTACCTGATGTCAAATAAATCGATGTACCATCTTTATTTATATCTTCTTCTATTAGTTCGCCAATTTTTTTATCATCTAATTCTGGATTTTGTTTATTACGAATGAATATAGATGGTGATGATGTTTTATCATCTTCTGTTAGGAAAAATTCTGAAAAACGGATTGTATTTCCAACTCTACCTTGAATTATTGTATCACCCTCTTTTGGTTTTAAAAATTTTATTTTTTCGTTTACTTTGTATTCTTCTTTTTTTTCTTTGTCAGAACTTTCTGAATTAGTTGGTGTGCCTGTGTTTTTTACAGTTTCATAGTTAGAAGCCGTTTTACTATCCTCTAATTTTTGTTCAGCTGAATTTTGTTTTGTTTTATAATCAACACGAAAATTACTATATTGAGTAATAGTATATGGTAAATAAAAATATTCATTTTTGTTAATAGAAATTATTATTACAGTTTCTCCAACAATCGGAAACGTAAAATTATTTTTTTCAATCGGAAATGCAAAAATTTCTTTTTGTGTATCCTCTGCATTAAAATAAATAGCACCATAAAATCTTACATCCTTTTCTGCAAAATTTGTATTTTTGTTATATACAACTATGTTATCCTCTTCTTTTTTTAGTTCTAAAAAGTCACTCTCAACTTTAAAAACTTTTACTACCGTAGCTAAAAAAGATGTTACTGTTTTTTCTAATCCAACTTCAGGACTTGAATCTTTGTAGTTAAATAATTTTGGTGGTGGGTTTACAGCCATTATCTAATTTTTTTTGTGATTTCTTCTATTTCTATTTCTAAATCAGAAATTTTTTCTCTATTTTTTGCATCAACTTCATCGACCGCTTCTTCTAATTGAGAAAATAATTGTGCCTTTTCATTTTCACTCAACCAACCATCCTCACCTATACCCTTTGCTTCTGCTGCAGCTAACCTCTGTGCAATAGTTGCCATTTTGATTAAGTGTTCATCGTTCTTTACCGATACCTCTATAAGGTCTTTAATGATTGGTGCAATTACGGTTGCCTCACCAACATTCTTAATCAACTTCCTTAATGATTCAATCAAATCGGAAATATTTTTCTTTTTATTTTGTTGGTTTTCGTATATATCTCTAAACAATGATGATAGGTTTTTACCATCGAATAATTGAAATTCTGAACTCATTTTTACAAATTTATATACCTATAATTATTTATAAATTATAAAGTTGTTAATAACCAGTATATCCATATCACAATTAAGAAATGTCCAAATCGCTTTTTGAGGGTCATTTGTCATTGTGTGGTCTTTAAGATTAAAAGACGTATTTAATAAAATTGGTGTCCCTGTAAGTTTTTCAAATTCTTTTAGCAACTCATAATAAAGTGGATTTTGTTCTTTTGTTACCGTTTGTATTCTTGCGCTATTATCAACGTGTGTTACTGATGGTATGGGTATTTTGGAAATAACTTTAACAACCTGATTCATATAGGGGACATCTTCCTCTGATTTAAAATATTTTGGGTAATCTTCATGAGTTACAGATGGGGCAAATGGTCGGAACATTTCTCTCTTTTTTACAACCTTATTTATTTTATCTCTAATATCGGGCAAGTGTGGATTTGCTAATATAGAACGATTACCCAATGCTCTAGCTCCAAACTCTGTTCTGCCTTGAAACCAACCAACTATTT